TGGCCGCGTCAGCCGGCTGACCCATTGCCTGCATGGACTGCATCTCGAGCTGCACAAGCTCGTTGACAGACTGCATGATCTGCGGCGGGATCTTCGGGTCATCGCTGGCGTCCAGCCCCCAGGGGCGATCGGGCGACAGGTAGACGTCGCGCAGGAGCGATGATGCGCCCCGGCACTTCATGGCAACGATGCGGGCGTAGACCTCGGACCCGCCAAAGCGCCGGATTTCGTTCAACTTGTTCGCGTCGTACTGGCCGTTGAAGACCCGCAGCGCGTTGAGCAGCCGGTCCGACCAACCGGCCATCGCATTGTTGCGGTGGCGCTTGTACATGTCGAACTGGCCACGGATGTAACTCGCGAGGCTGGTCAGACTCATGTCCGGGGCGTTTGCCGCATCCTGTGCAGCCGCCATCTCCTCGTCGCGTGCCTTGATGGCCGCGTCGAGTTCCTTGGGTCCGACGACGCGCAGAACTGCGCCGAGTGCTTCTGCCATAACTTTGTCCTGACTCTCGACGATCAAGCTATAAATACAGTACAACTGGGGTGGAAAGCAACTATTCACGCTCGAGGGGGCAGTATAGATGGCAGTAACGACGGGGCTAACATCAAGTAATAGTGATGTGATGATGCTGAAGCTGGCTCGTGAGATTGCGATGGACATCCAGTCCCTCGAAGATATTCTCAAACACCACGAGGTTACCGACGGTCAGTGGGACGAAATCCAGCAAAATCCAAGGTTTAGGGGTTACCTGCGTGGTGCTGTGGAGGAGTGGCAGAGCGCCACCAACACCCCTGAGCGGGTCAAGCTGAAGTCGCTGGCTTTCGTCGAGGAGGCGCTGCCGGAGTTCTTCGCAAGGGCTCATGACCCCAAAGAACCGCTTGCTGCAAAAACCGAAGTTCTCAAGACCATCGCGAAATTTGCGGGTGTTGGTGGCACGGTCGAGGGTGCGTTGGCCGGTGAGAAGATGATCGTGACCATCAACTTGGGTGCCGATCAGCAGCTTCGGATCGAGAAAGATATTACCCCGCAGGTAATCGAGGGAGAGGCAGAATGAACGAGGAAGTCCAGGTCTACTGCAAGGATGGCAAATACCTCGCCGTGATTGGCGAAGAGGTGCTGCCCGTGACCAACATGCTCGGCACCGACGGGGAAGAAGTCGACAACTATGAAAATGCAGTGGTCGTCGTCGCTGGTCCCGACAAAGACCAGATGTGGGTTACCATCGAGCTGGCTGGCCCCGTCCAGAGGGTGAGCTGATGGCTGATATCGTGAAGTTCCCCGGCATCTCTCGGCACGATCTGGACGCCGACTCGGTGCTGGAAGAAGCGATGGGTCACCTCGATGCCGTGGTGATCTGTGGCATCGACAAGGACGGCAGACAGTATTTCGCATCGTCGGTGGCCGATGGCGCCGACGCCCTCTGGCATCTTGAGCGCGCAAAGCACGCACTCATGAAAATCACGGATGAGCTCGAAAATGGTCACGATTAACTACACCGCGCCGCCCACCTGTGCCGCCTTCATGAAGTCGGAAAGTTTCGGTCGCCTCATCGCCGGGCCTGTCGGTTCGGGCAAGACCACGGCATGCCTCTTCGAGCTGTTCCGCCGCTCTCTGGAGCAGGAGCCCGCCCCAGACGGCAAGCGCTACACCCGCTTCGCCATCGTGCGTCAGACCCTCAAGCAGCTCAAGGACACGGTGCTCAAGGACATCACCGGCTGGCTGGAGGGCGTGGCCAAGTACAAGGTCTCCGACAACACGATCTACGTCGACTTCGGCGACGTGCGCAGCGAGTGGATCTTGATCCCGCTCGACAACCCAGAAGACCAGGCCCGCCTGCTGTCGATGCAGCTCACCGGCGCGTGGATGTCGGAGAGCATCGAGATGAACGTCGGCCTGATCTCGCCACTGGCCGGTCGCTGCGGGCGTTACCCTAACGCGGCGCTGGGTGGCTGCACCTGGCACGGGATTATCGCCGACACCAACATGCCATCCGAGGGCTCGCCCTGGCACACGTTCATGGAAGTGAACACGCCGCCGGACTGGCAAATCTTCATCCAGCCCTCTGGCATGGCCGAGGACGCCGAGAACCTCGAGTGGCTTACCCAGACCCCCGAGACGCTCAAGCTGCCTGTGGACGACGAGCGTCGCCGCGCGCAGGGGCGCAAATACTACGAGCGGTTCATCCGGTCGAACTCCGCAGACTGGTGCAAGCGCTATGTGCACGCCCAGTTCGGTGATGACCCCTCGGGCTCGGCAGTGTTCCGCGAGAGCTTCAAGCAGAGCTGGCACGTCGTCGACGAGATTGAACCGGTGAGCGGCTGGCCGCTTCTGGTGGGTCTCGACTTCGGCCGTGACCCCTGCGCCATCATTTGTCAGCCTGACCACCGCGGCCGGCTCTTGGTTCTGGAAGAAATCATCGCCGAGGACATCGGTCTCGAGCTTCAGCTCCAGCGCGCCATCCGGCCGACGCTGATGCACGAACGGTACCTGGGCAAGAGCGTCTACATCGTCGGCGACCCGGCGGGCAAGCAGCGCTCCACGCATTACGAGGAGACCTCGTTCGACCTCATCAAGCGCAACGGGCTGCTCGCCTACCCTGCACCCACCAACGACCCCAGCAAGCGCATCAACGCGGTCGAGAGCTGGCTCCTGGGCTCGCGCGATGGTGGCCCTGCGATGCTGATCGACCGGGAGCGCTGTCCAGTACTCATCCGCGCCCTGAACGGTGGCTACCGCTTCGGGAAAACGCGCGCAGGGATGCGCAAGCCCTCGCCGGACAAGAACGAGTACAGCCACATCGCAGATGCCTTCCAGTACGCCTGTGTGGCGGCGCACGGGGGCATGACGGACATGATCGCAAACCGGCTCATGAAGCGCCAGCGCGGCGCGCGTGAGAGGGTGTCCTCAGCGGCCTGGACCTGACCTAACTTAACCATCGAATGGTTTAACCCGCTGCGTTTTCGTAGCGGGTTTTTTTCTGTGCAGTCAGCGGTCGGTAATCGTTTGGTAATACTTGGGATTTTCTAGGATGCGAGTTTGTAAGGTACCTAAAAAAAGCACCCCCCGGGGGGTGGGGGGCCTGGCCAGAGGGGGGTGGGGGTGGGGGGCCTGCTACCTCACGGGGAAAGCCCCCCGAAACTAGGTTGTAAGGGAAGCCTATCAGACCCTGACACAAGAAACCGCCCCCGAAACTAGGGCATGACGATCAAGAGGTGACACGAAGATACCGAAACAGTCGCGGGGCTTCTCCCCCCGCCATATGCAAGGTTAAGGCCCGGCGGCCTTGCATGATCGCAGCGGGCAAAAACCCAGAGGCACTAGTGCCCGATTGGGGGACGCGACGGTCAGTCAACCGACCCGCATAGCGGGCGAGCTGGCCAGTCAGGGGATATTACCCTGACACGATCGCAACAAGGCCAACACAAAACATGCAAAGGGGCGGGGTGACGTCCGCCCCTTTTGCGCTTTTCACGCTACCCCGCGGGGTAACGCGATAAACGCAAGAAAGGATCGCATTATGTCACGAGGCAATCGCAATATGGCTGCCAAGCACGACAAGGCCAAGCGCGAGCGCTCGGCATGGGCTTATGGTGAAATGCTGAAAGGCGTTCTGACTGAAAGCCGCCTGACTGACGGTGAGGCGCTGGTCGCTGCAATCGCCCGCCGTGAAGATACCATCGCAATCGGCGGCCGTGACATTCGCAAGGTGAAGGCCGGGGTGACTGGTCAGAACGTCGCCAAGCGCCAGCCCGACGCCCGCATCCCCTCTGTCATCGCCGCCCACTGGTAACCTCGAAAGGTAACACCATGACACCCTGCAAACTCGCCAACGATAGACTGCGCCAATTGATTGCCCTGCGCCGTGACCACGGCATCGACTATGCCGCCGCCGTGGCGCCGTGGCTTGGCCCGCTGCCTGCTGACTTCTGGACCCTTCCCGCATAACCTCGAAAGGTAACACCATGGCAACCCTCTGGATCGCAGACACGGCGGTGCAATCGTTCCGCAGCCTGACCACCGCCAAAGAAGAAGCCGCGCGCTTGCGCTGGTTCTATGGCTGGGCAGACGTTTTCATCATGCCAGCGTGACATGATCCGACCCGCCAAGAAGGCCGCGAGCAGCGCCACGCCAGCCCGCTCTCTCTTTCTCTTTAATCATAATCTATAATCTATAATCTATAAAAGGGGAATGGCCCGACAAAAACAGTTAGGGAGTAACTCCCTAACTCCCCCCGTCAAACCATCGCAACATGTGATGTTAGGGAGTTACTTGATAACTCCCTATCTGTTCTCCCGTTAATCTACAAAGTGATTAGAGTTTATAGATTAAGCTAAGTCCTTGATTTTATTGACCCTGGCTTTGCTTAATCTATAAACTTGTATTTGGGTGATAACTACTTGATTATACTTGCGATAGTCTTATGTTCAGATCATCTAACCACTACCTTATGAGGTAACCCCATGAAGCCGAACAACGAAGTATCTTATGCCCTCGCCAAATATCCGGCCCTCGCTGGCGACTTGAT